ATAAGACAAGTTACACAAATGGAGTAAATCGCATGAAAAAACAAAGGTACAAAAAGACCACTACTTTAGATGTGGGTACAATGGTACAAGGGAAAATCGGGGAGAATAACGTATCCAATCTATTTCTGAAAAATAACTATATCGTGAGTATGCCCGAGGTTGATCTTGGTGTTGATATGGTGGTATGTAAGCCGAAGAAATGGGGCAAGAGGTTACTTATGAATAAGTGGCGATCCATACAAGTAAAATATCATTCTAGGGTATCAGAGACGACATTTGGAAAATCTTTAAGGGTGAAGATAACCCCTAACCACTGTGATTATATCGCAATACCTTTGGACGAACACACGAACAGAGTGATTTTCTACCCTCAGCCAAAGGATATGAAGGGCAAAGAATATGTAAGGGAGTTCGCTTTCTATGATTCGAGTAAAGCAGGGAAGAATGGCAACTTTCAGAATCAGAATAAACGAAGGTGGGCAAAAGATTTTTATGATTTGCCAAATTAAATTGGAACTATTTAAAACAAGCCTAGTTATATAAGTAAACAAAGGAGTAATACAATGAAACAAATAGAAGTAAACAATATCAGAAGAAAGGCACTCCATTGGTGGAGGTCTTTAAATTCTGAGATGAAGAAAACAATGGTGCATAATCCATCAGTAAATAAATCTAGTTTTAATTCTGTTTCTTTGATGAGCAAGTCATCACTACAAGTGCAAAGAATGTTTGAGAATTGGTTGACTTGGGAAATAAAAGGAGGTTCAAAAAATGAGCAGTAATAAATACAACGGATGGACAAATTACGAGACGTGGAACTTTAATTTGTGGATAACGAACGAAGAGTCAGATTACGAGTACGCTTTGGAACTTGCGGAAGATTCTGAAAACAAATACGGACTCAGTAAAAAACTAGAGGAGTGGGCAGAAGATATGGCTAGTGATGCATTGACATCATACGAATACACACATGGCTTTATAAAAGACATGGTGAATAGTTCTGTGGGAGAGGTCAACTTTTATGAGGTGGCTGAACATCTTTGGGAAGAGCGACAAGAGGCAATAAAGCAACATGATGGGGAGGAAGAGTAATGCACATGATAATAAGAAACATAGTCTATGCCAATTCTAAGAAAGAGGCACTTTCTGTGGCTAGGGAGAATTTCAAGAATCTATGTAAAGGACAGAGAATATTTGACTACTACGATATGTTTGATGATGGGGGCAGTGCATACTGGGGTGACAGATGTCCCGAAATATCGCTTTTAAATAAGCCTGAAGGGCGTAAAATGATAGTAGACGGATGGAAGGCTACCCTAAGAGATATGCGAGAGCATTTAAGAGAAATAAAAAAACTTACAGAAGGTAAGAAAGTTACAGAAGTCATGCGAGATATCAGAAAAGACTGGCTTCAGTATCGTTATCATTCTGTTGGAGAATACTATGGAAGTTCTGTTTGGTTGTACGACCACGATGCAGAGGGTATAAAGGATAGGAGACATCTTGACAATGCACTTAATAAATGGGATAATAATACAGAATATAAAGGCATGAAAGTTTATGTCGTACCCGCAGATGTACACTATTAAATTGGAACTTTTAATAATAAGTGTAGTTATAGAGATAAACAAAGGAGTTTTAAATGAATATATTTAAACTAGATGACTGCCCTCAGCGATCAGCAGAATTGCAACACGACAAGCACGTTGTAAAGATGATCTTAGAATCAGCACAGCTTTTGTGTGGTGCTTACGATACAGAAGATACACCACCTTACAAAAGGACACACTACAACCACCCTTGCTCAATATGGACAAGGACAAGCAGAGAGAATTATGAGTGGCTCATATCACACGCTATGTCTCTATCTTACGAGTACACAAGGAGATACGGCAGAGTACACAAGTCACAAGCAGTGATAGAATGGTGTTCTGAGAATATAGACCTCATAGAATTTACTGATAGTGGATCTACGGAATTGCCTATGGCTATGCCAGACAAATATAAATCCGATAACGTAGTTACTTCTTACCAACAATACTATATTAATGAGAAGTTGAACCCGAAAACGGGTTGGAAGGCCAGAGGTGTACCTGAAATATTTAAAAACAAGATGGAACTTATACAAAGTGGGAGCGTATAAATGCCATATCCAATGAAACAAAAGGAGAAACAAATGATAACAGAACAAGACATCATATTTGACAATCTATATGAGGACATAGCTATGAAACTAGACTCTATCTTAGATGAGGTCATAGCAGACATAGAGCATGACTGGGGAATCAAGCACGATATGATGATGAAGATAGTGGAGACATGGTCTGTGGGGGTATCTGCAAGACTACCCCTTACAACTACTATAGATAAGAAAACAATGGAGTTACTAAAGAAAGAGGTGGAAAATGTTAATAAGTAATTGTTGTGGATATGAAGTAAAGTATCACGATATATGCTCTAGTTGTCTAGAACATACTGATCCATACGAAGAGGAGGATGTTCAGGAGTTAGAGGACGAGTTGGAGAAAGAGGCTTTAGAGTGGGAAAGAAAGGATAGTGAGGAAGAAAGGGGTAGTACAGAAATAGAGCGAGGTATGGAAAGGATAAGAAACTTAATAGCGAACAAAGGTGTTGTGAATATTGACCATGATGACATCTGGGAGATATTTGGAATAACAGTTGAGTGCTTAGAGGGAGAGCCGACAACGGCTGATGAATTTAATAAGGAGGTAGAATAATGAAAACAGCAATAATAAAAGTTAGATTGGCTTACGATTTTCCCGATGAAATGTCGATCAAAGAGATCAAGGAAAAAGTAGAGAATCTTGAACTGCCAAAGGAGTATGATGAGGATAGTTTTGAATGGCTTGGTATCTACGACAACGAAGATGAGTTCATACCATATTATAAGTTCCCCGAAGAGTGTTATGAGGTAGAGGAATGACATCAAAAGAATATGAATTTATGAGAGAGAAGTTTCTTTCAGAAACCTTAGAGCTTTCAGATGCCAAACGAATTGAGTATACTGAAGGGAATCACGAGACCAATGTATTATGGAACTTTGAACATATTGGGAAAACTTTGGGACTTACTCCCATGAAAGTGTTGTCTGTATATTTACAGAAACATATTAGTAGTTTATTGAACTACTTAAAAACAGAGAAAGAATATGCAGAGAGTATCGAGGGTAGGATAATGGATATGATCAATTATCTTTTGCTCTTGCTCTGTATGATCAGAACATACAAAGGAGATAAAAATGAAACGATTCCTAAAAGCAATGGAACTGGTAACTCAACTAATACTGGGAAAGGAAGCGACATCTAAACCTAAGAGGAAGAAAAGGAAGTATAAGAGGAGAGTGAGGAAGGCTAAGTAATGGATATTCTATACTACACATGGGAACTATTTACGGCAGATGAAAAGAACGCTTGGTGGTTGATGATGGTGGTGTTTGCCTGTACCTGTATTACTTTTATATACACCAATGTAAAAATGCGGGTACACTTGGAAAAGATATCCAAAAAACAAAAGACCTTTTTGGTTGCCCTTTGGCTACTGGCTGAAGGCGAGAAGGACGAACTTCAATTAATGATGGAACAGGAGGAGGAAGAATGATAGTGCTAGACCTTTGGGAATGGGTGGTGAACCTGTTCATCCTTTCGATGAGCTTCGTTACCCTTACAATGGTAATGTTCATTGCCTGCTTGGTGGTATATACAATACAGGACTGGAGAGGAAAATGAAAGAATACATGGAGTTGCAGTTGGAAGTTCTGAGATATGAACAGATGGTGGAACGAAGAGAAGAGAAGATAAAAAGATTACAGAGCGTGATCGCATCCCTAGACCCGAATGATTTACAGAGATTCAGGTGTTGGCATTGCGATTGTGAACTGATCTGGGGTGGAGACCACGACATACAGGAAATCATACTAGACGAGGACAAGGAAGGTATCGCATCCAATTTTTCCTGTTCTAATTACGACTGCAACACTCATGTTGAAGTATACCATTTTAGCCAAGAAGAAGAATAGGCATGGTAAAGTATACCCACAACCATAAAACGCCGTTAGAAGCAAAGGTAATGCTCTTATTGGGTATATGTGGGGCAAGACCTAGTGAGTTCAGTTATCATAACTGGGGAGACAATAGAACTTTAAGATGGAAAGAAGGTAAAAGGATAGGTAAGGATGTCAGGGATTATGTGAAGATGGTTTTTGTTGGGGAACACGATCAGGTTCTGAGATTCGCTGAATTTATGTATCGAGACCGATTAGACAAGCGATGTTACAAATATATTATCGCCCCTCTAAAAAATTAATTTGGAACTTTTTGAAACCTAGAGCGTATAATGGGAAACGGCACACACAAAAAGGAAAACAAATGGACACACAATTAAAACAAGTATTAGAAAAATCGCCACCGCTAGACTGGGGAGATTCTTATCATCTTAGATATGATTCTTTAAAGAATTACATAGAGGATTTAGAACATCAGTTGTACTGGTTCAAAGAAGAGAGAATGGTAGAGGAGGCTAAGGATGGATACGAACTTGTAAAAAGGTCTAATGTCAAGCAAAGCACATTAGATAGCTACAAAAAAGAATATAAAGATGTGCAGTTAGAGTACGGACAACTAAAGAAACATTTAAAATACATAAACAAACAAAGGAGTAATAATGAAATTAACTAATGAACAAAAAATAGAATTGCAAAGATTGCAGTACGATCCTTGCGACAGGCACTTGAACATATACCCCGAAGACTTTAGGGGAAGTATCTGGAAAGAAGTTTTACAGTGCTTAGGCATTGATGATTGCTACGGGGTTACTCTTGCTGTCGTTGGAATCAAAGAGGAATTTGAGGAGGAGTAATGAAATCATACCATTGGACAATAACTGCTAGTGGGTTTATAGAAGCACACTCACTTGGAGAAGCAAAGGAGAAGCTGAAAGAAGATGCTATTGGGTATATCATAGATGATGAGAAATACTGGGAGTTTGAGGTTGAAGATTCTTTACCATACGAAGAAGAAGAGGAGTGATGTCAGGATATAGTTAAAGATTTTAGTGGCATAAGACACTAAATATCAATAACTTAAAGGAGTAGTTGAATGTTAAAGAGATGTAGTAGATGCAAACACGAAAAGCCCAAGAGGGACTTCTATGTCAATAGGCAGAAGCATGATGGTAGACAGACCACATGTAAAGTATGTCAAAGAGAATATCATAATAAACGATGGTACAAAGGGAACAGAGAAAAAAGAATTAAAGACATGAAGGAAAGAAAGCGGAGATTGAGGGATGAGAACTACGAGAAGATATTGTATTTGTATTTTATAAAGGGGTGTGTTGACTGCGGTACAAGAGACCACCGAGTTCTGGAGTTCGACCATGTTAAGGGAATCAAGAAGAAATCATACAAGACAGAGGGCATATCCTACATGGTCAGGAATGGATATAAGTGGAGTACGATCAAGCGAGAAATAGAGAAGTGTGAGGTTCGCTGTCGTAACTGTCACAAGATAAGAACCTATAAACAATACGGTTATTATAAAAGTTTAAGAGGGATGATAAAAGAATATGAAAAGAATATGGAACTTACTGATAGTAAGAGGCGTTATGAGTGTGTAACATGAAAGAAACAACATTTAATAAAGAACTTCAAGATTCACTTAAAGTGAGGTATGAGTATCATGGCTTCAATGGCGAAGAGCATGTGCGAGTACCGATCATGTACGATCCGAAGACTGGATTCACCTATGATACTGGAGACCTATACGACATAAAAGGAGACGATGATGTTCAGTGTATTGAGCAAGTTAAAGTACAGGATAAATAAAGACATACAACAGGCAGAGGAGCAGTGGGACAACAACCCGAACAATGACTATTACTTTGCTGAGATATGTGGATTAAGGCGTGCCCTTGAGCATATAATAAGGGCAGAGGCGGGAGAGCTCACAGCCTTAGATAAGTGGGCAGAACAACAACAAGGAAAGGAACAACATGCAACTACAACTAGGAACAGGGCAGGAAGTTAGTATTCATAACGTAGAATCCATATCCGTGGAAGAAACCAACGAATACTTTTCTCACAGCCAAAAGAATAAATATTTTAAAACTATATATATTAAGACAGCATCGGGAGAGACAATAGAGATAACTCTGTTCTCAAGCGATAAGAGTGTCTTAGACTATCAAGCACAATGATCCGCACGGGGCAGGCTTTAGGCGGTTTTCAACTCCATTTGTACCGCCTTCCCACAACTACACATCTCTGTCTGCCCCGTACTATTCACATACTAAAGGAATCGAATAATGATAGACATACAAAAAGTATATGAGGACTGGTTGCGTAAAGGCAACGACCTCCATAGAAAGAAAAGGTATCAAGGTAAAGAAGAATGGTTTCATGCATCGTCTGCGGGGATGTGTATGAGAAAGCATTACTTCCAACATGTAGCAGATGTAGAGCCAACTGAGATAGATGACAATACTATGAGGTTGTTTCGACTTGGAGATCTTGTACATGGTGACATACAGGAAGCACTGATGGATTATGCAAGGATTAATGGTTCTCAGATAATGATAGAGCGTGAGATACGATTGCCTGATGTAAACGTAAGGGGTTTCCTAGATGTTATTATTGTTGAAGATAACGCCCTGTACGATATTAAGACCTGCAATGCTTGGAAGTGGAAAGGCTTGTTTGGTCGTAACCCAGACCCTAACCCATCTGTTAACTATAATATACAGCTAGGCACATACGGTTGGTGGTTTGAAGAAGAAACTGGGAACAAATTAAAGAAGTTGTCGTTACTCTATTATAACAAGGACAATTCAAGGATGAAAGAAAAAGTAATACCGACATCATATATACAGAAAGCAAAAGAGTATTGGTACGATGTCAAAAAGATATTTGAAACAGGTAATCCACCCATAGAGTTAGGAGTAGCTCCCGTATATAAATGGGAGTGCAACCCTAAGTATTGCAACTTCTATCAGATATGCGGAGGTGGATACAAAGAGAAAGGAGTCGACTTATGAGCGACAAACAACCCGATTGGGATAAGATAACAGAAGGTAAGATACGGCACGGTGTTGCTGTGGAAGCCTTTAGTAAGGGCATGGAACTTAATAAGGAGAACGCAAAGCTGATAGAGCAATGGGTTCAATTCATTATACATGGATATGATGGTATCAATGCCATACTTGAACAAGCACAGAAAGACAATAAATCCCTGTCAGATAGCGAGATAGAGGAAGAGATAATGGAGAAGTTTGACGGTGAGGTGGTAAAAGAAACTGACGATGAATACATTAAGAAGGAGATAGAAAAGGCTATAAAGACACTGGGACAGAAAGACAAGAACAAGGTTTTGTATCAGTTAAAAGAGGGAAGGATAACCCTTGATAATCTTCAGGCTTGTCTTGATAAGATAGGAACAATGAAACATTTCTAGAAGATGGTAGATATTGGAGATGCATTTTATCCTGCTGACGACAGTCAGTTCACACGATCTGTGCCAACTGGTAGGTACACGGCAAAGGTCGTAGGTATGGAGATATCTGAAAATGTTAAGTTTGGTCGGTATGTGGCAGATGTCTTTAAACCAGAATACGAAGTTGATGGAAAGGAACACCCGGAGTATGAGGCATGTGTGGTCAAAGATGATGGTGTGTTTCGATACAAGAAGGTAGGCGATTGTCAGTATGAACATAGAAAGAACTGGGGTTTTGCTAAGTTTATTTCTATAATGCAACTCCGCAAGGATGAGGGTAAGGGTGGGCAACTACCCTACCTTCACCTTGTCGATATCAAAGGTGCGAAAGTATTGATAGATGTTTCTATGAAAACATTTATGAACGACCTTGACTCTGAAATAAGGTATCCGGTGGCTAGGGCTATCCAACTTATTGAAACCGCTTCAGTGCCTTTCTAATGGATATACTTACAGAAAAAGGACAGGCATCGCTTCGTTATGAAAGAGAAATGCTAGACCGCATAAGACATTCTATATGTGCCGAGCATAAAAAAGGTTCTTATATCTTCGAGACGGATAAGGACATGGATGCAAAGGTAGATGGTATGATCGTGAAAGACGATCAGGTTACAGGAATATTTGAATCAAAGTGTAGGGACATGAGCATGATGGAACTTATAAACTATGGTTCTTGGCTTGTTACATTTGATAAAATCATGGATGGCAAGCGTCTTTCAGAAATGTTACGAGTTCCCTATCTCGGATTTTTATACCTTATAAAAGATAAGATAATCATGTACTGGAAGATAACTGATAAGTATGGGAACTTTTTATTTGACTTTGACGTTAGAAATACAAGAACACAAAAAACAATTAATGGTGGTAGTATCATAAGAACAAATGCATATCTACCGTTTAAAAAAGGGAATGAGTTATTATGAGTAAATATATATGCACAGCAAAAATAAAATATACCAGACAGGAGGTTCAGCTTCATATCAACGCTTTGAAGATGGCCTTGAATAGCCCTACCCTCTCTAATTATCGTGGTAGGTACGAAGCTTTACTGAAAGATATGAAAAGAATTAATGAGCAAATGCTCGACAAAGAGAATGATGCGATGATAAACAGAGATAAAAAAGAACAGACAGTTGAATCATCTGTAATTCAAAATGCGTAAGACGGTAAAGAAAAAGAATGTCAATGGTTACGACATGATAAAGTATTTATATGATTGTGACAAATGTGACTATGAGTACTGGAGTGATTCCAAGAGACTGTTTAAACGCTGTCCTAAATGTTTTGTAAAAAAAGTAAATAGCAAAATGAGGCTTGCAATATGAAAGACCCAAAGAATGTAAAACGTGGAAGAAGAGCACGGCAGAGAGGTGCTGAGTTACAGCGACAGGCTGTACGCATGGCAAAGGATGCCGGACTAGATGCATACAACAGAGATAGAGGTGGAGCACAGCACGAACAGGGAGACATAGAAATAGAAGGTCATTACTATGGATGTAAAAGACGTACCCGCATTGCACAATGGCTGAAGCCAGAGAAGCAGGAAGAAGGTGTTGTTATAAGGGAGGATAGAGGTAAACCCTACATCGTACTAGACTATGAATATTTCGTTAACTTATTATCTATAATGAAGGAGATGGCAGATGAGCGGGAGTAACAACTCAATAAAGAGAAGAGGACTTATAGCTTTTTATAAAAAACTTTTGAAACAGAATCGTATTAAGCAATACGGAGCGGCTTGTCAAAGATTAAGACAATTAGAAGAAAGACAATTACAACAAACGAGGTGGTTCGGAGTCAGATACAAGAGTGAGACAAATGAAAACAACTCTCTAGGTTTGGCGACCAAAGATCTGAACTGAACCATCTCATAAACAGGAGGCATGCATGGCCGAATACGAACAAAAAGACAACAGCTTTAAGCTGTGGAAGAACAAGTACAAAAAGGACGGAGATAAGAAACCGGACTACACTGGTAATGGAATGTTTGGAGGGGAGAAAAAAGACGTTTCTCTCTGGATAAACCAAGACAAAAACGGTGATAAGTACTTGTCTGGTCAAGCAAAAGAACCTTATAAGAAAGAAGACAGCCCTTTCTAGGTTCGATTAGTAATAAGGGGGCTACGGCCCCCTTATTTTAATTATAATTATTATGCTATACTTATATCCAAAAACTTTTTTTACGGCGAAATACGGGATTATAGAGGGGGTTTTTTTAGGCTATGTTTGAAAAATGTAGTAAAATAGAAAGGTCTTGTGGTTTTTGTACAATTTCTAATTATAATCCTACTATTTCTAAATATGATGATATTAAAAAAGAATTTTGTGGTGTTGCGGGTGGTTATGACACTCGTGTTTCATCGCTTCCAAACTGTTGGCTTAAAATGACAACTAGCCAAAGGACTACTTACGTTAAGAATAAAAAAACAGAACTACAACTATTAGAAATAAGGAGTGGATAGTGGATATATTAGATGACTTTCCAAAAGAAGAGAAGTTTTTGGAAAAAGGTCAAGGTAGGAAACTCATTAAGCTTATGGGAAGGCTAAGTCAGGGGAGCTTAGGGTTAAATGAATATTACAGAGAAATGGCTAAGTTCTGGAAAGAGAACGGGTTTCCAGAATGGGCTGAAGAGTTTAATGAAAGGGCTAAGGGCTAGAACTGAAAAAACTCAGAATACATATCCAGTAATTCATCGTGCCTTAATAGTCTCTTATATGCTTTATCACCTATTCTTTTTCTCAACTCCGCTAATCGTTGAGAATAAACCAAATCACTTTTACCCGGAGCTATTTTAGACTTAATAAGCAATCTTTTTCCAATAATTGACTTAGATATACTAGCCGGGTCTTTTCCTGTATCGCTAACAGCATCCACAATATACTTACTTACTGTAGATGGATCGTCTCCTCCCATGATAGCATCATAAGCCTTATTCATATTTCTTCTAAAGTTTTTAATTTCTTCGTCTGGCTTTGATATGTATGTTCCACCATATTTGTTTTCAAACTTCCATCTATAATAGGCACGAATAGCATTATCATCTTTTTTGGTTTCTGGATTACCAAGACCTACACCAACTAAAGTTTGTTTAAACACTCGATTGGCAGGAAAGAATCTTTCACCAAACTTTATTGCTCTATCCATAGCTTCATCATAAGTGTATCTTCCTGTTCCCCGTATTGCTTGAGTCAATTCTTTTCCCAAAACCCAAGGATAAAAAACATCCATAACACTTTCTTTTCCTCCGGCCGTAGACTGAATGACTTGACCGTACAACCCGGCAAATGTCGTATATGCCCAACTTTTTGCAAGAAACTCCAAAGGGTTTTCTTTTACTTCATTCCATTTTATTTCAACATTGTCTCTACCACCATATACAAATGCTAATAAAAACTGTGCCGTAGCACCAGAAACAGCTCCTCCAAACAAGTCACTCATTACTGATTGTGTCACATTTACTAGCTTTTTATAGTCTTGTTCAGCGATTGACTCATTAATTGCTTTTGAATTTGTTCTAACGATTCTATTAAAAGACCTTATTTTCATTTGAGCGTATGTTTCAAAAGCCGTTACAGCTCTAAAAATTCTTGCTTGTTCTAATCTAGATTGCTCACCTGCTCTTTGAGCACCGCCAGTTAAAGCGGCCGGGGCTCTTCTAATCAAAGCATCATACAATTCTTGAGGTGCTTTTCCAGAAACCATTAGTTCTGCATTGGGTCGTGAAAAACCCATTTCCCTTAAAAGAATAACGTCTTTACCTGTTCCTTTTTGATTTTTAAACTTTTGTACTTTATTTGAAGCCACAACAGCACTTATTTTCTCTTGAAATTCATTTAAATACCTGTATAAAAATGCACTTCTTTGAGCTTCGTTTAGTTGCTTAACTCTGGACTCTACAGGCCTTACTGGATTGGTAGCTAGGTTGGTAACATCAGAAGTAAATGCACCTATAGAGTTTAAAGTAGCCTCTAAAGCTTTTGCTTTTCCAGATGGCAAACCTAATTTTAAATCGTACACTGCCTTTATCAAACCCGGTGTTCCAGAAAACCTTCTTATGTTACCTAAAAATTCAGGAATATTTGGGACTACGGAAACAGATAATGAAGTAGCTCTTACAGTATTGTAAGCACCTTTAACAGCTCTCATAGCCTTGCCACTCATAGAACCCGCTTCTAATATAGGAGCCTCAACAGGTGCACCGCTTAAAGCCCTGACCATTTCGTGAAATTCTATCGTAGTGCCACCCTCGGATTCTATTGCTTTCTTAAATTTATTTACTGTGCTAGTGTTGTTTATTTCCTGACCAAACGTAGTAGCAACGCCAACCCTAGCGGCTCCTGTTTCAGCTAATCTCTGAGCGTATTCATAGGGTCTGTACTCTACTAAAGGTATAATATCTCCACCAACTTCAATAGCATGTGGTATATGTTTCCATTTACGGCTATGTTCTACTTGAGTAGTTCTTGTTGGATTCTCTGTAGACTTTCCAGAAATATTATCGGTAAATTCTTTAAAATACTCTCTTACACTAGCCTCAGAGGTTCCTGTCGCTTGAGCAAATTTAGAGACCATTTCTGAAAACTCTTTTGAGCCTGCACCCTTACCTAATATAGCATAAAACTCATTAGACATAATCCTTGGTGCTATCTCTCTACCTATCACCTTAAAAGGCCTAGGAACGCCATCTTTCCCCTCTGTGTAAATATTGTTTTGTTCAAATATTCGACCCCTTCCCTCTATTAAATCACGTTGCAATTCAATAAGAGGCTTTTCCCTAGGGCTTGTTTTAATAGTGCCTTCAATTTTTCCATGCAAGTTTGACTGTAAAATTTTATTACCACCTATATCAACTTCTACAAAATCAGAAAGTTCCCTAACTATTTTACCATCCTCACCAAATCCTTTACCACTAAGCCCTAACACCTTATCAAGTGTTGGTGCCAGTTCACCCCTAACCTGCTTTTGCTTATCAATGACCTGTCTTCCCAACTCTGCTGATTGAATAGAAGACTGGGTGCCCACACTAGCAGTACGTTCAACCATATCAGAAAAAACATAATTATAAACCTTAGTAACCAAATTTCTTTTATTAGTTACTGGTGGATTATTTGTAGATGGGGTAACAAAAGATATACCACTATCTTCTTTGTCTTTTTTACTAATTCTATTCATTGCATTTTTGTACAATTTATTTATTTCCCCATCAGTATATTTTTTTGGTCTCTTCTTTCCTGACCCAAACAAACTTTTTAATATTGCGGGGCTAGGTATTCCAAAAAAAGCCATCAATTCAATGCCTTGACTATCTGCCCTTTCCTGAACGTCTCTTCTTAATTCTTTAGCTTTTTGATTGGAGTCCTCAAGCCTTTGTCTCTGTACCAAAGTAAGGGTTTCACTTTTTAATGACTGCTCATTTGACCTTATCGTAACGTCTAAATCAGCATATTCTTTTTGCAATAAATACCCTTTTGCTTTTTTCTCAAACGCCTCCTTTACAGGTAACTCGCCCACTGTTTGTTTTGGCGGTTTAACAACCTCAGCTACAGGAGCTATTTGTTTTGTGGGATTAACAGGAACTTCTACAATAGAATTGACTTTTACAGGTTGATTCTGCAACTTAGATGTTTCCAGTAACAATTCTAGTTGAGTACCTTCGCTACCTACTCTTCTCTGAGCTTCCTCAGCAATCCTTTCCCTAGGTTCTAATTCTATTAACCGCACTGCTTTTCGACCTGCATCAGCAGGATGCAAGGGCACTTCTAACATTGGATCTGGCTCAAAGGGGCGGTTAAGTATATCCCTTTCTTGCAAGGTCTTATCAAGCCTTTCCTGTTCTGACCTAGCTCTTCTTCTCATTTGAAGCTGAACTTCTTTCGTGCTTGGAGTTGTTTTGGGTCTTACTCCACTTTCTGTTGGTATTATATCTGCCCTAGGTTGAGATTCAAGAGCATATTGCTCTCTTGGTAAAGTTTTAATTTTTTGTATTAAAGAAACCTTGGAATCTTTAGAAGAAACCTCAATCTCTTTAGACTTTAAAAACTTTACTAATTCTGATTTTGGAAATTGTGTAGATAAAGATTTTTTAGAGAATTTTGTAAGGTTTACTTCTTTTGTACTTGGAGTTGTCTTGAGTTCCAATGCTTTATTAATTTCAGCTTGCCCAACTCCAATTTCATTTAGCCTTGAAACCTTAGAGTCTATTTGAAATTGTAAGTCATCTAAAACTTTTTGATTAGAACGATTTCTCTCTAAAATGTTCATATCTTCAGACAATCTTTTTATTTCCTGATTTAATTGAATACGTTCACTGACAGGCTTAACACCACGTCCCTCAGGTTGTAATACTTTCACATCTGAAGGTTTTGCCTCAGCACCTATCTCTTGTATAACCGTTCCTCTGTTTACCTTGGTAGGTGTCTTACCCTCCATAGCCAGCTCTAAAGATGTTTTAAGTTGCCTACCAACAGTATTTGCAACCACCTCTAGGGGCTTTCCTGTGGTTTCTACGATACCTTGCAACTCTTTAGCAACGGTTTCTGTAACTTGCTGTTGTTGTTTAGGACTGGTAAAAGATTTAATTGCTTTTATACCAATAATAGTCCCCGCCGCATCTAAGTAATTATCAAATGTTAATTCCTCTCCAGCTAATAAAGTTGGCACTGTGCCTAATCCAAAAACCTCACCAGAAAACTCACCAACCTTAGCACCTATTTCACCGGTAGCTTTTCTACCAGCCATAGTTCCAGCGAGTCCAAGTGACCCAACTGTAACGCCCGTCACCGTTCCCTTTAGTGTGGCAAGCAATGCTTCTATAGGGTCTACAGAGCCAGTGGTCTCTATTTGCTCTGCAATATTAGCACCTGCATCAAATGCAGAAAACCCACCAGCACCACCTACAATTCTTTGGAAAGCATTTTTGGTAAACACCCTAGCCTCAGGAAGCGTCATGCTTGTTCTTTTTGCTAGTAAATTAGCGGCCTCATCAGCGTATTTACCCACTTGTTTTACTTTGCCTAACTGACCCCCAAATGCAAAAAGTGCCGCATCTACAGGCATGACCATAGATATAGCACTAGAAGCAATCTCCTCCCATCTCTCAGTAGGATAGTCACTAATATCAACATCTTGTTCTAGGCCAATAGACCTAAAAACAGAACCGGTTACAGAGTTTTCCATACCCAAATTAACAATATTTGGTGGAGTACCACCTACCCTAGAGAACACTGTTTTGTATGCCTGCTTAGGGCTTTTGCCTTTTTTAATCTCCTTAGACATTTCCTGATGCAACATTCTCTTATTAAAGAACTTAGCAACATCCTTACTATCAGGAGTAAAAGGCAATCCCAATGCTCGTCTTTGATTATCTAGTTCTTCTTGAGCCGCTTTACCAGAGGGTGCACCATCAAAAAACTGATCTTGTTTTCCTAGCACCTTAGACACAGGTATTCCCATTGCAAACTTTGGTTGACTGCTTGTTAGGTTGTTAATTTTTTTATCAGGGTCTGGGTCAGACACAGCTCTCATAATATACTTAGGATTGTCTTTATTTTGCTCAAGAGCTTCTCTTAATTTATTTCTTTGTAAATCAGCTTGAGAAATATTAGGAGCAGAGAGTGCTTCCTCATCAAAGAAAACATCGCTTGCATTTATAGACGGCTCTAGAGAAGAAACTTTTAATTCAAATGTTTCGTAGTCTGGGAGTTCGTATTGATCTGCAAGAGAATCATAAAAAATCCTACGTTTTTTAGAGTCTTGCATTTTACCACTAAAAGAATCGTAGGTTCCAATGTCGTATTGCTCCGACACTGTGTTATATAATGACTGTAGAGACTCCTTTGGCATACATTAATTAAAAGCCGGGTATTTTTATTTTTGTAGACTCTGCTGAAGCCTGATTCATGCCGGGAAACCTTGCCCGGGTAGACTCCGCTGTAGTTGAACCGGGTGGAGGTATTGTTAAACCCCCAGTTTGATTATCTAAAGTTAAGCTTTTGATTTGAGTTAATAACGCCTCTCGCTCTCTTTCTTTTTCTAACACTTCATCAGCACTCATCCCAGCCCTACCAAAAGTCAATTCTCTATCTAACGAAGACAAAGCAGATGTTAATCCTCGAATAACCGCAGTAAGGGGTGGTTGTTTTACAACATCAGGAAAAGCCCTTTCTCCCGTATCTGAATAGCGTTTATAGCCACTCGCATCTGCAATAATTTCTCTTTTCTTGGGGTCTTTTAATGTGGTAATGTTTTTTATAGCACCAGATGGGTCGTATTGAGATTGTTGTAGAATGATTTTTGCATTAGGATTGTCTTTATTTGCATTATACCACTCTTGAACTTGGGATCGTAATAGTTTATTATTAATAGATTTTATCTTTGTTTTTACTTGGCCTATTCTAGCTTGATTATTTCTAACATTAGGATTGTTAAGTAAATTGTTATAATAATCTAATTGTTCGCTATCAGTCTCAGAAACCTCTAATGGGTTCAACATTGCATCAAACGCATTAGATTCCTCTTCAACCGTTCTACCTGCCTCTTGAATATTTTCATTCTCTGAACTAAGCATTGCTTTAGCTCTAGCAGATTCAGGAAGTGAGTTTATCAATGTTAATTCATTTCTGAAAACCTGTTGTTCCTGTGCATCATCATATCTTTTATCTGCAAGTTGTTGTTTACCAAGCTCTAACTGGTTTCGTTGGAATTGATTAACATAACCCGGAAGATTGTCTAAAAAGTCTGCAAAAGGATTGTCGTATTGACCGGGAGCCATACGCTGTCTTCTGCTATATATACTTCTAGGGCCGTTAGCCATTATGCTACCTGTTCAAAGGATACATCAACCTTGCTATAGTCTACAGCAAGATATCCATTATCAGCTTCAAAAGATGCCCAAGGAACATCTTGTGCCATTACACCGCTATAAACACCATCCCCATGTCTTTTGTCCTTGTATTCAAATGTGTATATATTAATACCACTGTCAGATAAACCGACTAAATTGATGTTTTCTTTTAGTCTTATATCGCTAAGATTAAAATTTCCAATACTAACGTACTGTCCCTCTTCTTCAGACCAAACATAAGTCTGCCCAAGATAATTAACAGCACCTTGGTTTACACTTGGTAGGCTAGTGACTACAGACGGTGCCGTTGTGACTTTGCCAAACTCACCCCCACCTGTAACAATGTCTGCCGCAGTACCCAAGACTTGAGACTGATAAGCTGTTTGCTCATCCTGTATCTGATCCTCAAGGGATTTTTGACCGCCCTCTACTGCTTGAGCTATAGCACTTTGTTGTGCACCAAATCCTCCGCCACCACTAGACAGGCCTTGTCCGGCGGTCATTCCAAGTAAGCCTTGCCCTAATTGCTGACTAGCTTTTCCTACGCCAGTAGTGTCAAAACCTTGAAACAACGCTAACTGCTCAGGTGTAGCTGTCATACCTTGTTGCTCTAAAATAGTCTGAGCTGTAAAGCCTCCATTCTGCATACCAATATAACCACCATCTTCAAGACTAAGCCTTCTAACACCACCACCAAATAACCTATCAAGGTACGGTGTAGCATCGGCAACTTTTGGAGTTGCCAATGGGGTGTTTATATAATTTGGAGTCCCAAAAAACGATTTACTAAATAGTTCACCAGTACCTCCCGAATATCCAGTCACTCCCTTTCCCATGCTTAATGCCTTAATTCCTTGTCGCCCTGACTCCGTAAAAGGATTATACTGACCATATTGTCCACCACCCGGAGTAAGCCCTGCTGTAAGTCCAGCCTGTGCACCCGCCATTAACGAGCGACCCAACATACCCTTATTATATTCATCACTGGCTTCATCTATATCCCTAAAAGATTCTTGTGCATACACAGTACCACTTTCATCATAATCTTTTGCTTTGCCCGCACCAAGCCTCTCACCTAAGCCTTTTCCTAAGCTTGTGCCTATCGCCGCACCACCGGGGCCTAACAATCCTCCAGCTAAACCACCAACTGTACCTAACACAGAACCAAATAGACCGCCTCTTTTTTGCCTTTCGGCTTCTTCTCTTTGATAATCTTCTAGTAACCCAAGGTCGTCTTGTTTCTGTAGGGCTCTTGCCAATAAAGCGGCACCTCGTGTTTTAGGTTTGCCAAAGGGTTGTGGTTTGCCAAAGCTACCACCAGTTTGCATGCCCATTAAATTAGGAGATTCACCCAAGTAATAACCGGTCATGTTTGGGCCAGACGATAGCGGTTCATAACCTTTTGATTTGTTAGAGTTGTAATCCATGGTGTGATTCCTTTGAATTTAATAAAACTTTTATCATAATGACTATACTATATTGTCACTATCGTCTTCCAAATGGAAGTGACCCAGAAAGCTTTAGAGCTTGTTACTATTCCAGCATCAGACGCAGTTATTGCAAGAGCTACAACATCGCCAGCATCGACAGTAGGAGTTGCACTCCAGTCTGATTGGTTGACCGTTATTGCTGTATGATCTACAAAGGATGTTGAATATGTATAATTACATAAAGCATCAGTCGTATCATCACCATCATCTTTCTTCTCTATGGCAAATACAATATCATCAGCATTGTCGTCAAGGTCAGGTGGTTTTACTATTAGCTTATGACAGGTCATCTTAAATGGGGCTAAAAAACCCTGTCCAGTTCTGAAAGTCCCAAGTTCTGTGTCATTAAACCAAGGTAGGTAAATTTTACTTGCGTCAACATCAGCAGTAAAGTTATGTGAAAAAGCACGGTAGTCAACGAAAGAAGAACTATATTCCAGCCTAGAAGTTTTGAGAGTACCACCTACTTTATTACCCTCACCCTTGGTCATATCAGAACGCCATAGCTGACCTCTTTCTTTTCTATATCTAGACAGGACACCATCCCTACCAAAGAACAAGACCTCTTCGCCTTCTCTCATTGACTGTATAGATGGTTGGTCTTTAACGACCCTTATCTTGTCTTGCTTTCTATTGGCAATAAATCTAGTGGCTCTATCCACTACACACCTTTTCTATACAATGTTCTGTATTCTATGGATATGTCATTGATATACACCTTTGCAGATGTACTACTTGTATTAAGCTGTAAAGACACTTTATTACATACAACTGGAGAAGAAGGGGTTATCTTTACTTTTGCCCAGTTACTAGCAGAAGCAGATATGGTTCCAGCTAATGCCGTTGATGTATTATCTTCTTCAAGCAAGGTAAACATATTTGTTAATGCGACATCAGACTTATAAGTAATATGAACCGCATAAATCTTTTTTACTTGAGCAATACCTCCAAAGTCAAAAGCTTTAGTAGTGAAACGAACACCATCATTTGCAACTACGGATCTATGCAGTTGATAAATATCTACCGAGCTACCCGTGTCGTGAGCTATTAACGTGTTACTACCCTCAGTGTCTACGGAATTTGTAAGCCCATCATTTGTATCTAAAACAAAGTCTTTAAGCAATGTAAAGTTCCCTTTCTTTAAATCGCACATATACGCATCGCCATCATTATCAAGGCTCTTTACAATAAACGCCATAGACTCTTGCTCGTCATATATAATACCGGTGGTTCCACCCACATGACCACTCCAATCACTATCACTAATTTTATTTTCTTTTAAATTCGTTATGGAAGACCCATTGTATAAATACAACCCTTGTTCATTTGCCCACAATACACCATACTGGGTTCTTTTTACTGCCTCTGGGTGAGCAACGCCCTGATACTGCTTACTGTCTTCTAAAAACCAATTACGGTCATCTCCGGCTATATTAATAATGTCTAAGCTTTTATTCTTGTACGCTAGTAGTCTGTCCGCATAAGCCTCTATAGCAACGTACACATCTGCATCACCCTTAGCCGCTTCTATAAAGTTGTCCGATGGGAACGTATCATACCTATTAGGCATAGAGTACATGATTCTATCTGGATATGACTTTAATGTTGCATCTGCTTTTGTGTCCCCAGTGCTTTCATCCTTCATGGTCACATTGCATACAAACACTCTATTGTTTGCAACGACTGCATCTTTCCAATGTTCCCCAGAATCACCTAAAGCGTTACTAAATATACTAGAACTAAAACCATTAATAACCTCATAGGTAATAAACCCTAACTCTGTTACGCTAAAATTTGCAGATGCTGTTGCGGTGGGGCAGTTATATGTCGAAGCAACGGTAGCTCCATTATCAAACCACACAGTGTAGTCATCTGAAAGTTTCGTTCTTGCCCCTTTTGTAAGGTCTATATCTAAAAGCATAGTGTATTCAGAATCATCTCCTTGCTTTCGTATATATATTCTACCGCCAGATATTCTTTCATCGTATGGGCCTTTTGCACCTATATTGATAGACAATGATTTAAACTCATCATCCTCTGAAACAGTATGTGTATTTGTGTATGCAAATGGCAAAGATTCTTGATTCCCATCATAGATAAAAGTAGACGCTAGTTCGTAAGTACCAGCTTCTATTAAACCATCTACATCTGTTTCTGTAGCGATTGCTATTTCAAAACCCGCTCCTGCACTATTTGGATAAGTAGATACGGCACCGGCTGTACCTGTAGATGTTGCTAGATCATCTTCTGTAGGCCTTTTAAGGTCGTTATCTTTTGAGAAATAATTCATGTAAGAATTGTCATCAGTAGATGAATTTGCACCATCAAAATGCCTTCTCTGTATCCAGCCATACCATTGAATTTTACAATCATTTTTATCGGCAGTGTCACAGCATCGTATAGAATCTTCTACTTTGTAATATTTAACTTGAGAGGCAATGCTGGTTGCTGAAGAACGCAAAGTAATTGAACTTAATTCCCATACTCCAGAATTTATAGAAAGAGTATCTACCGTATGGTCTGCCGGGCTAGACAAAAGCAATACTTGGTCGCCCATAGAAGCACCCACAAGAGTAGCACCCCAAAAAACTTGAGGAAGTGGGCCACCGCCCGGAGCAGTGCCTTCAACCACAATAGGGATTGCCCTATCAAAAACGATATTACTTCCATTGGTGTCTACAACACGATATATTCCCTGACCGGCTGGGTCTATTGCATTTGACGGAAAGGAACTTGCGGTTAAATGTACCAAGGTTCCAACAGGGAAAGAAGATGCAAGGTTTTGTTGAGTGCCACTAACCTTATACTCTAACTCCTTTAGCACACTGCCATTTGTTCTTGCTATAAACCCAGTTGCAGAACCTTCACTGTCATCATCACCCGCAATGGAACTTGTTTGCGAAATTGTAACTAAGTCTCTTGCGAAGTCTGTTTCAAAGTAACCGAGTCCGTATCCCGGCTGTACTGTAGCCACCCCTGTTGTAAAAGTCAATGTTCCATCTGTTACGCTACCTCCAGTAGTATTGACATCGCTCCCTGCGGGGCCGTCTCCTAATTCAAATGAAGTACTACTTGTTACAGACTTCACAAATGAGTCGGCAGGAATCCCCGTTCCAGAAACGGTCATTCCAAGTACTATTTTCGTATTGGCATCATGTGCAATCGTTGGGTCGTTGTTATAATCACAAGTTGCGTCTGTAAAGGAGGTGGAGTATGCAGAA